CTACTGCGAGAACCTTGTTTGTGTGATTGATGTTTGATTCCCATGTCTTGAGACCACGAACACCTTCTATCATGTCTTCTGTATTAGCGAATTCAATCTTGCGAATAGTCTGACCGTAGAGACCTGTATATTCATTAGGCATTACTGCGAAGGGAGTCTTGATTTTACCTATTGAATGACTCTCAACAAAACAGAATGGTCTCATATCGTAAATCTTCTCGCATCTCTTCCAATTTTCGTCTCGGTATCTTACGACTACTTTATTACCTCTGCCACGCTCAACAATCACAAATTCTTCCTCCAAATATCAAGCGAAGTGACCGCTATGTGTAATTTCATTTTCATCGGCACTCCTTTCATCTTATACCATGCCGTTCTTTCATAGCCCAAATTTTCAACAACATGACGCAATTGTTCATATTTAGTATCTCCTTGAGGATTCAACAATGTGTAAATCTGTTTCGCTCCCATCTTCTTTAGAAGATTATTTCTTGTTTGCAAGAGAGCAGAATGTATTCCCAGACCTCTAAAATCATCATTAACCCATGTATTACCCACTAAATAAATACCTTCTGCTATCATAATAGAAGTAGTGTAGCCTATCAATGTCCCTCTATCGTAGGCTACAAAATACATAGATTCATCCATGATAGAAGGATAGCCTTTCGTGCTTGCTTCTAAGACACTAATCCCTAATTCTGCTTTCAAATCAAATCTATCATGGAAAGTCCAAATTTCCTTAACCAAATCGTTTCCCATGAGTATTTATACACCACGATGTTAATATAAACCTTACAACCATTCGTTATCGTTTTTCTTAGGAAGTGCCTCAAGTCGCTCTCCCATTCTCCGCGCTACATCTTCATAAATTTCACACATCGTTGAATTTCTATTTGCTAATTCGCAAGCAACGGCAGTTGTTCCACTTCCAGCAAAAGGGTCTAAGACCCAATCGCCTTCATCTGTGCTTGCGAGAATACATTTCATAGGCAAATCAAGGGGGAAAGGTGCTTCGTGACCGCTTTTGCTAACGGGGGTCATATCCCATACAGTAAAGAGATTATCTGGAACATAGTGATACTGTGGGTTTTTTGCGAGCATGAATATAGTCTCATGGCGTGGTATAGGTCTTTTGATATAGGCTTCTGGTTGCGGATAGGCTTTACTCTTGTTCCAGATGATTTCGCTTCGCAAAATCCAACCATCGGCTTGCAGAGCAAGAGCAAGTCTCCATCCAACACCAAGTAAATTTTTTGCCGCTATACCATCAACGGAGCGAGAACCCCACTTATTGCGAGTTGCTTTTCTACCGCCCTCTTTGTAATCTGAACCTGCTCCACCAGAACCATTGTAGCAATCCCCCATGTTTAACCATAGTGTGCCGTCATCAGTAAGTGAATCACGGACTTTGCGAAAAACCTCAACAAGACTCTGAATGTATTCATCAAGAGTTTGGTCTTTGCCAATTTCATCTTCGTTTTCCCCATAACTTCGCAGACCGAAGTATGGAGGGGAAGTGACGCAAGCCCTGTATTTATCTTTAGGCAAATCAATATTAAGAATATCCCCAATCACAATATCATACAAGCGAAGTCCTCCTGTGCATATTGATAGGTCTTTCACCTGTGGTTTTTACTTTCTCTGTTTGTATATAGCCCCATCGTTGAATTGTTAAGAGAATAGTGCTACACATATCAATAGTAAGTTGAGCCTTTTCACGACATAACTTAGATGCTTCTGCGAGAACCATATGAGTAGATATTATTTCATTTTCTTCAAGTTGAAGAATCACATACATGATTGCTATCTTACGATGTATTTTGCGAAGGGAGAGGGTGCTTCCCATCTTTTTTAGTGTAGCACGAATCTCTTCATTTGATAGGATGAGACCCCTTGAATGAATGTTGCCTATGACAACATCACTCTGTTCCTCTACCCATTCGCTAAGAACAACCATTACTCAATTCCTCTTTGATACAACCTAATTCCTTCGGAAATGAGAACAATGTCTTTACCTTGACCCAAATCTGTAAAATCAAGGACTCGCAAAGAAAGATTCTCTCCGTATTCAAGATTTTCAAGACCGCCTTCAACAGTAGTAGCAAAATCATCGCAGGGTATAGCGTCTAAAAGAGTCGCTACAAGACCACGCATATCATCACCAACATACATAGAAAAGCCTTCTGCATTCCCCTCAAGGATATACCTTGAGACTTTCTGTCCGTTAATATTAGCACTTGTGATAGCATCAACTAAATCATTAGGGGAAATTTGAAGAACGACAGAATAGGGATGGGTTCTACCGTCTCGCAAGACATAGCCATCATTGGTAATTTTAGCCATCTTCTCAATTGATTCATCCGACCATTCGCTGATACTCTTCGTAGTATGTGGGAAAGCGAGAGCATCTTTAGATGCGGCAAGCGTAGTAGTCTTCTTACTCGTAGATACTCGCAATTTGTCATCGGTCTGTTCCAACTTCACAATTCCGCTATGTGTCTTCAAAACCGCAAGCAATTTCGCAATATCGGGAATAATGATTTCTTCATCGGCATCAGAGAGAATGTCGCAACTCATCTGTGAAATAGATGTAATTCCATCACGCACGATTGATGTAGCCTTCGCCACATTGCCACTACATAAAATGACACAACCCAATACCTGTGGCATTGGCTTTCCATTGATAACCGCCATTCTCTGTGTATTCTTCAACAATCTCGTCAATTCCTTAACTTCGCCTCTCATACTATCACCTAAATTTCCATGTCGTTATAAACCTGTTCAATTTCCAAATTCCTTCCAGCCTGTATTCTATTACACAATTTGCAATTTACCGCCTTATCAACTTCGGTGAATTTACCAAATTGCTCAAAACCACGACAGAGGAAATAGCCCATGCCGTCTTTGACAGGCACTAAGAAGTGGGTTCTTGTCTTAGCCCTCAATTCGTGAACAACCCTTAGAGGCCTCATTTCAACCCCACACAAGGAAAGGAAGTCCAGACCATACAACTTTACCGTCTTCAACACGGAGAATAGTATGCGTTGTTCCGAGATGCTCTTGATTCCAGCCTTTCATTTCTTCAATGTTAGCACGAATTTCCCAACAGTTATCGGGCATTTCTGGGTCTGATTTTACACCTGCGGCAACATCCCCTTTCTTAGTGTATCTTGCGAGGAAGATTTGTTGCGAAAACAATCGCATAGTGCCTTTTTCCCAATCTGGGGTCTCGCCAACTTTCATTAGACCTTTTTGACCACTCCCAATATCTGCGAATTGCTTAACATCTTTCAAGTGGAAAGTGAAGAAAACGCAATCAACGGGTAATTGATGCGCTCTGTTCATCACATCACGGAACAATTGGTTGCGAATGCGCCACTCTGCTTGATTGAATTTCTCTCCGTCTGCGACATTGATAGGATTCTTACTGCGATTCATTAGAACATCTGTCATAGCCTGCTCGCACCATTTAAGGAATGTAGAACCACCATCAATGATGACTGCGCCAATATTCCCTTCTTTAGCCATTTCACCAATGATTTTGATAAAATAGCCCATCTTATCAACAAGAGCAGTCCAATTGGTTGTATTATCTTCATTGAAGATTGATTCATCAGTCTCGTCAAATACAGGGATAACACGAATGTTATCATCGTTGCCAAAATTCTTTGAGACAGTCTGCACCGCAGAATTGTCAATATCAATAATGATGATTTCTTTATCGGTGTAGTCTCTTGCGATGGAAATCGCAAGACCTGTCTTAGCAGTATTTTCCTTGCCCGTCAAAGACATACGGATAGGCGAATTGACTTCACGCTTTCGCATGAACAATTCACGGAAATGTTCAATTCCGAATACCTTCTCTTCTTCTTTCTTTTCTTCCTCTACTCCCCAACTCATTTGTTTCACTCCCAATCTTCTTCCGTATCTTCGCTCGTAGTCAATTCAAGCGCACCGACAGATTCAATGCACCACCAGCCTGTGATAGCAAGGCGACCATCGCCTTCACGACCAACATAAGGCTGACCTACGACTGCGATAATAGAACCGACTCCAAAATCAATCTTTGAATCCTCCTCAACAGAGACATACAAATCAAGAGGTGCTGAACCAGACATTAAATCCAAATCACTTAATGTGATAATCGCACCGCCTCTTTCGCGAGGGTCAATATGTGCGACTTCCATCACGACAGAACAAATCGTGTCCCATTTTTCGCTTTCTGGAATCGCACCAACAAATGTCTCAATATCATCAAGTCCTTTCAAGACACTCATGTTGTCTGCGATTAGACCTTGACCTGTGGCATTAAGAGGTGCTTTTGAGAACATGCTCTGCAAAGACGAGTCAAGTGTGTAGAGAGAGACACCAGCCTTAGCATACGCTACACCGTTTTTACTAACGCTTGCAGGTATGCGAAGAGGCATAAAAGTAGGGTGATTGACTTTCGCAAGGTCTCCTCTGAATTTCATTTGCATGACAGTAGGTGCTGACGAATCCCCAACTTTGCGACCCAAAAATAGACAGGTTCGTTCAAGGTCTGTGTTAGCCCTTGCCTTTCCGTATGCGTAATTTTGCGAACCACTCGGATATGTAGGAGAAGTCTTGTTCTCAATACATACAAAATAGCCCGAAGAGTCTTCAAGAGCAACTGCTTGCTTTGGAAGCACTTGAGTATTCATTTCTGCGACACCTTCTTCAAAAGGAGTCTTGTTAGACAGGGATGGGTTATGAATGACTTTGTAGCCACCATCAATGTCATCATTCAAGTAGAGCGTCACAAGCCCTTGTGCGACAAGAGCCTTTCGTGCTTCACCATCAAGATTTCCGATTAGAGTCCTGTATTTGTCGTAGAAGACTTTACCCCAATCTTTGTATCTCGGACTGCTGATGAACATACCCTCAAGCATGTCGCAACCGCTTCGTGCCAATTTTGCTTTTTCCGTTCTTAATTCTGCCGCACACATTCGTAGTGTCTTCGTTGCAATTTCGTCTGCGCTTAGACCGCTTGCCTTTAGCGCAGGCTCATTGATTTCCATCGTGCGAGAATGGCGGGAAGCCAACTCGCTGACAGAACACCCGATGTTCTTAGCCACTCTTTCATACATATCTTGTGTCACCATGTTTTTTCACCTCTTGGTTGTTTTATCCTAAATCTCCATGTCAATATAAACCTCACTCACACAACATTCGGCAGTAATTCCAGCGTGTCACATCTTCATCAACGCCCATGAGTATATCACGCTCGCTGATGATTGAGGCTTCAATCACCTTCATTTTTCCAGCCTGTGATGCCTGCGAGGAAATAGCATAATCAAGAATAGTCTTGATTGCAATTCTCATTGGCATGGATTTTATCATATCATATCCCTCTTCAAGTCCTTGAGCCTTCATGCACATACGCAGAAAGGCTTTGCAGTCCAAATCGGAATCACCGAGAGACAAAATGAAACGCTCTCTCTGTTTGTCGTCTGTAAATGTTGAATATGCTTGCAAGCAACCTATTGCATTTCGCATATCGCCTCTATGACGAGACACAATTGCCTTTGTGTGAGTATATGAAATATCTACATTTTCTTTCGCAGATATGCTGGTAATACGAGCGACCATATCATCTTCTGAAATTGGTTGAAAGTGTCGCAATTGGCAGCGTGATTGCAGCCATGTGCTAACTTTACTCAAATCGTTGCAAGTGAGAATAAAATAGCAAGTCGCATTTTCAATAACTCCTTTGAGAGCATCTTGCGCTTGAATAGTAAGTCTATCCGCTTCATCAAGAAGAATAATTGTCTCCCAACGACCAGCAGATGCAAGGGGAATAATATCTTCCTCAACGAATTCAATGCCTCGCATTCTCTTACTTGAGGCATTAAAGATGTGGAGTCTATAACCCAAAGACTTCGCAAGCAGATGAGCGCAGGTTGTTTTCCCTGTTCCAGCCTCATAAGAATGAAACAAGAAATGATTCATACCTGCATCGTGATTACTGATTGATTGCATTTCTGCGACAATCGTCTCTTGTCCTACAATCTCACTCCATTGTTGAGGTCGGTGCTTTGAAAACCATACTTCATTCATTCTTGCTTCCCCCCTTTTATTCCATTGATGTAGTCCACTATAAGTTGGAGTTTGTCATTTGAACACGATAGTAAAAAATGGTATCTGTTTTCTCTAAATGTTTCCCATTTATCCTCCACATAATACTGTTCCGAATAGGGAAACAATAAGTCTTTGAAGTCGTGATAATTCAACCTCTCCAAATATTTCAAATCGTCAAGCACTTCAATCAATCTATTACAGTCCACATTTCATTCCCCCTATTTGCATAATACACATTATCTAATTCCATTTCGCACATGAAACATATTTCATTATGAGTATCTGCGAGTGTATCTTCGCACATTTTACATATGACAATTCCTTTCTTTTGCAAGAAGGACTTCACCATAGGTTCAACAATCTTTCTTCTCATATATGCACTAATTTTCTTCTTCATCCTCTTCTCCCCAATATTCGTATATTTTATCCATGAGTCTGCGAACATAAGGTTCGCTCGCAACATAGACACCATACGGGGTTCTCCCTCCCGTATCAACTGTAATATGACCTACTCCAACTGCTTTCAAATATTTATCAAGAGGAGAGAGATTCTCCGACTGATGTTCCATAGTCTTAGGGTCTGCTCCTCTTTCTATGAGAGTAGCACCATTAGCGACTAAGCGTATGATAATGCCTCCGCCATCAATGATAGCCTGTGCTTCATTAGCATGACGAACATCATCGCAAATTGCAACTTTAATATCCTTTACGCGTAAGTATTCAAACAGACGATAGACCCAATAATTAGCATCAACCAAATCACGCTTGCCTTGACCCCATGCTTGTAGAATAGGTCTTGTCTTGCTCTTATCAGTCTCTTCAAGAAGAGACCATAGATAGCGAGCATCGCTCTTTGACTTCTTTGGGAAGAAAGCCTGCGATACCTCCATACGAAGGGATTCTGCGAATGACACTACGGGTAGCCCGTATGTTGTAGCGAGGCTTGTAGCAAGTGTAGTCTTGCCCGACCTCATGCTACCAGCGATACCTATGACAACCGTCACAACCATTCCCCCTTCTTAGCCATGACACGCTGAAACACTCCTTCTTCTTTAGGCTTCTCTTCCTCAACACGAACATCAACTACTTTGAATCCTCTGGGGAAGCAGATAGGGCATGTCTCAAGCGCAAGTGCTTGCTTATCCGTCAATTCTTTGTTGATGATTTTAGCACCGCACCTATGATAGCCTATGGATGAGCGAATATCGTATTTTTCACCAGAGACCCCTTTGTGGAGCATCGGCTTTTCCGTCATGTCTCGGAGACAGAGCCATGTTGATATAAACCTACTGCTTCCTAACACAGACGATACAATCTCCCCATTTATCCTCTATAATACGCATCTGCTTGCATGAAGGGCATTCTTTAGCAAGTTTTCTTTCATTGGCGGTCATAGTGGAGTAAGGTCTCGTCAAGACTAAATCTCTCTTGCTCTTGATTATTTCATCATCAATAGCATAGATTGTCTGTTTGGTCTTTATTCCATCTCCCGAATCAATCATCTCATGACCAACCTGTTTAATTTGCAGATTTTTAGCAAGCATAGCAGTTAGCGAAGAATCATTCGGCAAATTTCTAAATTCACCACTATTTAGCAAAATTGATGCCATCTGTAATCTTGTCATTGAACCTTTTTCAAAAAGGATTTCTGCTATTCTTCTTCTAATACGAGCATTATTGCGAGCCACAATGTTAGCATACAACATATGGTATTTAATCATCAAAGGTCATATAGCCGAGACTTTCAGTCGCACCCCAACCATCTTCCGCTTCTCCACCGAAACCAGCAAAGCGAAAACCCAACATCATAGCCTCAAACCATATTCTCTTGAAAGGAAAGATTGCGAAAATCCATAACCATATGATTATGCCTTCCGAAGTTGGGACATCTAAAGCCATTCAATCACCTTCTGCTTAGTCTTCTTTGCTTTAGCAGGCATAGTCTCCTTTGCCTTATCTCTGATTTCATTACCTACTTTGTTATCGCAAGTTGCTATAATATCCGCATACACATCGCTTTCACGGAAACCATGAATTAGCAAATCGTTTTCTTGCTTTTTCTTCTTAGGGTATTTTGGTCTGATAACAGGTTTTACACCAAAACAAATAGCAGACATTTGATAGTATTCGGGAGTCCACTTGAAGCCTGTTGCGAGCAATCTCCACAAATCTATGTTCTTGTCGTTCTCTCGCAGAAAGGCAAGCATTAGAGGAATTGGAACATTACTTGCCATTAACCACGCACGATTTCTATCCCTTGAGGATAGCATTGCTTGAATCTTTGGCATGTAATCATCTTTCTTTGCAGACATGCTCTTATCAAAGATAACAGACTCATGGTCTTTCAAATCGGGAGCATTTTCGCATACGAATACCATGCGATACGAGACATAAGGAAGCCATGCGAGACAGTCTTCTTTAGACGGTCTCTTCTCATGCACGATGACCGTCAAATCTTCGCAAGAAGGGGAACAGACGACACCTTCGCCTTCAACATAATGCCCTTCCCGATAAGGTTCGGCATCACGCGTAAAAATGAGAATCCCCATCTTCCTCACTTCTTCGGAATTCCTTTACGCCTCTACCCGTCAGACGGGATTCAAGCATACCACGACTTTCAAGTATTCGCAGAAAGCGAGATACAGAATAGACATTCAGAGACATATGTTTCTGCGGTAATTCTTCCATAGCGCGAGGCAGAAGTTGGTCTGCCGAAAACCATTCGCTCAAATCCCAATTCTCTACTGCGGCCACGACTGCTGGCTCACGATACTTTTTACTCATCACTCTCATCCTCCTCTTTCATGTCTAATGTCGCTTCAACCTCAAGCAGATGCACTTCCCCATCAAGATAACATTCGTAGCACAGAAAACCATTACGCTCTCCGTTATCAGCAGGGATGCGATTTATAAAACGACCCGAACCCCATGCGGTGCTTTGCATACAATCTATGCACAAGTCACCAACATTTTCACTCATCCCGTCACCTCATACTTCTCGTATAGATAGCAGTCTCCACAATGAGGTTCTCCATCAATCCACTTCGTCTCTTCTTCGTCAATAATCAATCCGCAACCTGCACAATCCAGCATAGTCTCCGCCTCCGACAAAATAGTGATAAAAGGGTCGTTCATATAAACCCATCGTTCAAATCTTTTGAGTTGGCTTTCACTCAAAGTCCACATATCCCGAACTACCTTTTTAGCAACAAGATACCGACCAGCATACCATTGAATGCCTTCACTTGAGAGAATTGCGATAAGACCATCGTCAAGCATCTTTCTTGCTAACTTTGGGAACTCTTCTTCTGGTATTGGTCGTGCGATTAACTGATTGAAGTGCGCTCGCCATTTAACAGGCTCGCCACTCACTTCTTTCCACCGCCCGTCACAAATGGGATGGAATGACCGCACACACAAGTAAGGCGTAATTGATTAGATATGTCTTTCTTTGCTATGATTATTTCAGCAAAGAAAGATTCACTTCCACATACAGAACATGATATGTTCTTAATACGCTCTACATCGCTGACCTTCATTCTCGCACCACCCTCATGTAGCCACAGTAATACAGACGGTTTCCATATGAGACCTTATGTGAATTGTATCTCGCGTCTGTCTCATAACCACATCGCTCACATCTTCGCAATTTCTTGCATAGTGGTTGTGCTGACATTATACTTCCTCCCATTCAGCATCCATAATATGCGTAGGTGCGCTTAGAGCCGCAACTTGCAATTCTATTTGATTCAGCAGATGAGGTTCTGCTCGCAGAACATCAACGAGAATGCCCATGACACCATTGACTTGTTGTTGAGCCAGAAGTAATTGCGAATCAACACCAATCTCTTGCTTCAATGTTCCAATCAACTTTAGCGATGAATTTGCCTGTCCTATAAGTCTCGTTGCATTAGCAAGCCATTCCCCATCAATACCGTTAATGTCCTTCTGTCTCTCCCATTCGTCAAGCCACTTCGTAATTCTTGAGAAAATGTCTTCTGCCATATCAAGAGTAGTGATTGCTTCTTTGCGAGTCTTTTCAACTTCCTTTGCTTCTTCGTGGTCATAATTGATGTGTCCTTCCATGTGTTCTTCAACAATTCCAGCATTCCATCCATTCTTAGCCTCTACATATGCGCTCGTCATATTACCACGAAAGATTTGAATTTCCAAATCTTTTCTTTGTGTGTGATTACATAGAGGGCATTCTGGGGATTCAAGCACCCATTTAAGAGCATCAATCCATAGATAATCGTCTTCAAATTTTACCTCTTTATTCAAGAGGTATTCAATCTTCTCTTCAATCAATCGTTTGTTCTTCATCCGAAATCACCCATATCATTACCTTGTAATGGTTTCCAATCATGCTTACTGTTCCTACATCGCCATAAGCACCTGCGAATCTTGAATCCCTTTTCAGCAACTCTGTTGCCGCAGAAACACTCGCAGGTTTAGAATTCCACCCACCAGAGACTCCATCAAGAATGCGTTCTGCCGTTAGACCTTCGGGGTATTCCTTTAGCAAATCATACGCCCTATCTTTAAATTTCAAGAATCTTCCCTTTCCCCACTTAGCCATCAATCAGTCCTCCTCTTGACTATTACATTACCATATTTTTTGCTATTCAATTCAAAACGACCATCCTTCTTAAGATACTTAACCATGCCTTTTCGCGAAGGTGGGATTTTCCAATGCCTGCCTCCCTTTGTTTTAACAAGCATTGGTAAATCGCAAGCATAGACACCATCTTCATTTCCTTCAAGATAATCATAGACTGCATCCATGAATTGCTTATTGTTCATCCGACCACTCCCTTAGACCGTAGATGTATTGATTTCTTTGACCGATTTGAATCTTCTCAAAACGATTTTTGCAATCATATCTGAACAATTGACCTGCCGTCTTTTGTGACTTTGGGAGATGATTGTAATTGATTCTGCCACAAGTGCGAGAATAAACTTCTGCTCCACTTAGAGGCTCGCCAGCCTCTTGCAATACCTCATAGGCTATGTCAAGCCATTTCTGTTTTTTAGTTTGTCCTCTCGCATGTATAGTATGTCTCATTCATTCACCCCACTTCAAATTATCATCGGGCATACCAAAACGACACACGACTCCTCTGCGACCACGACCTTCTTTTCTTGGGGAGAATTCCTCAAACCAAATCTGTTGCTTGAGATTGTCATCAATCCATCGCTTTGCCGCTTGATAATCGTTATTCGTAATCAATCTCGCAATATCCTTAACCAAAGCACTTCGGGGAACATCTTTATCCCAAAAAGTTGTCTTGATGAGATGAATATCTTCATCCATCACATTTCTACGCATTCGCAGGCTGGACTCAAGCAATTCCTTGAGCATATCATCCATCTTGATTTCAAGGACACCTCCCTGCCAATCAGTTGCCATCATGTTGTAGCCAATAGCAAGTCTGCGAAACAAATCGCTCTCAAAGGAACGAACCGATTCACGCATGACCCATTCTTCAAAATCTGCACTAAACATAACTCCCGTAGGGGGATTGAGCATGATGCTCATCTGCCTGTCAATAAACCATTCACGGAGAGACATGATTTCACCTGCGAGATATGCTCGCTCCTCTCTGCTCATTGAGGCTTGCTTGTTCTGCGCTTCTTTGTATTGACGCTCCTTCTCCGCATCCATGATAATGTCAATGATGAAGAAACGCCTGTCAAGACCCGACTCCAAATCCATACGACCATGTTGCGTTCCTCCCCATACAGTATAGCGAGTATTGTATTTGACCCATCCATCCCTCATTCCTTTAGCAACTCTCCCACTATCAAGTGATGTTAGCATCTGATTCTTCATGTCAATAGAATGGTCTTTCTTGTTAGCATCGCTAACAGAAGAGAATTCTTCAAAGGTCAAGAAACCGCCACACAATTCTCTTGCGAGAGGTCTTCCGACAATGTCGCCATTCTCGTTCACAGACCCGAACATACCTGCTTCGGTGATTGAGTTTGCACCAATCATGGTGCGAAAACCAACACCATCAAAACCATCGCTATTCCATAGCAGACCTGTATATTCAGCACAAAACAAATCTAAGAGGACATTTTTCCCCGAACCTTTAGCACCACGCATGAGAATATGAATCCTCGTATCTGCGATACGGGATGAAGGAGTATAGATGGGATAATTATCATGTCGCAGAGGACAGTCTTCAATCACGAAACGCTTTGAATCCTCACCATCGCTTTCTCTCGGTGCGAAATCGCACATGCTACATTTGTTCACCGTATTGAAGATATGCGCCCCAATACTACTCAAGAAAATAGGAACTTTATCTTCTACATCTATGATGTAATTTTTATCGCAAAAATCAAGCACTCTGTCAAATATATTCATTGAAACATTCCTCCGTAATTTTTCTTGTTCTCCGTCTTTGTCCTTGCGATAATCTCATTGGCCTGCTTTGCGGCTTTGCTCGCTTCTACGGATGCGTCTTCGTATATCTTTTTAGACCTGCCGATAGCCCCCGAAGTCACAAAACCTTTTCTTTTGAGAATACCGAGAGCCTCTCTGATATGTGTAGCGTCATACTCAAGTGCTTTGGTCTGCGCTCCATGTGCGGGTATAATCATAACTTCTGCTCCTTCTCGTTCTACGCTGAACATGAAGGCTGGCAACCAACCCCACATAGGTTGCAGGGATGCAAGGGTATCTTCCTTGCCAATTGCTTCACCCTTTACGCAAGTAATGTCATCAATCTGTATTTCCTCTATCAAATCGTCAAATGCTGATGAAGTTAAAACAAAAAAGGTGGCTACGCCTACATCTATTAACATCTTAGCAACATCTCTTGCTGGCGGATAATTGAATAGCCACGCATTCTTTTGCTGACCTATATCCTTGCTAATATGTGCTGGTGTAAGAACCTCCACTATGAGAGCATTCCCACGCCTGTATATAGGCCAACCTGTATAACCTGTGTCAAGATATGTATGTGGAGTCGCGTGTATATGTTTGCTTGCTAAAAAACCAATTGGTTCTTTGTCTTCAACAATAGATGCACCTACGACTGCTGGTATATGGTCTGCTCCTACTGCATCGTAGAGGAGCGCATGGGTGACGCCTTTAGGTTCACCATCAAACCAAATAAAATCAGTTTCATTGTATGTCTTTACTTCGCCCATGTTATCACCATGACCCTATGTCCTTATGAACCCAATTATTTTCAAAGTGCAAGAAAGAATTCAAAAATAAAAAAACGATTGACTGAATGCGAAAGCCTTCAATTCTTTTTTCTTTCCATAGGTTGATTAACTTTTTAATTATATTATTCTCTTTACAAAGAGAATATGCACTTTTGGAAATAACTCTTATGAAATTAGAAAAAATAAACAGAAACATGGAGCAGTCCTCCGTTTATTTCTTTTGCAATTTATTTTGAGCCATCAAAAAAATTCCATATTCGTATTCATCACGCTCGTAATCATACATACCGAGACGCTGATTTGTGCGGGGTTTTTGCGCGAAGCCACGATATGAATATTCGCTTAGATGGAATGCTAATTGCATAGAATAATCAATTCTCTCGCGCTCATCTTTAATCATGCGACCTCTTGTAGGTCTGCAAGTCTCATCTGATACTTGCACATGCGTAGATACCCAACCGTCTTGACGCACGAAGACATACTGTGAAGAGACCCCCAAAATCGCAGTCTTGTGCCACGATAGACCCGCCTTTCCGAAAGACGGCATCAGCATCTCCCCGATTCTAAGATGCGAATCTGGGAATTGGTGATACGAACATTCAACATTGAATGTCCCTAAAATCTCGTAGCCAGAAAAGAATTTGCGAGAATTCGGATGACGATAGTAGCCTTCTTTGCATTGGAACGCTAACATCATGTTATGTGAATCTAAGAAATACTGAATTTCTTCTACGAAATCCGCATTCTCAATTTGACCTTTCATCAAATAATTTACCATACTTCTCTTAGGTCTGTCTAAGAGAACATCAAGAAAAGACCAAATCTCTTTGTAGCCGCGAAGACATATTGTGTATCTGCCGACTTGCATACGCAGGAAAGGTATGAATTTGCGACCAGCCTTCCCAGACCTCTCCCACGCTGAATAATCTTCAATTCGCACCTTAGAAGAATGCGTAAATAACCATTCGTTAGCGTAGAAGATTGGGTGTAATGAACGCATAGCATCATTTACCATTAGGAAACCTCTTTGCGTAGTATCTATCGGTATTTTTGCGAGTTTCCACTACTAAATTTTTCCATTCTTTAGAAGTGATGCCACATGCCTTTGGACTTCCGCCAGAAGTAATACAATAGTTGCCTGTCGTATTGACTAACTGCTCTGCAAGAGAACATGGGGAGCATACAGGAACGGTCTTGCCATCCCATCGCATAGTGTGGCCTAAATCATCGCTTGCAAGTGGAGCATCGCAGATATGACAGATACTCATAGAGACACCTCTACGAAGTGATGTATTCCATGAACAAGAAAACCCATAGACTTTGTGCTAAGACCTAATTCTTCTGCGAAGAAATCGGTTATATCCATTACCACATCATCATCGGTCATAACGACATGAACGATAACATTCCCAACGATAGGACATTCGCATCGTGGGGAGACGATTGAATTTTCTTTTAGACCTAAAAGAAGACCTTCTTCATTTGCCACAACATCAATGATTTTCGCAAGACTGCATTTTCCATCCTCTCTCGGAATTGGTAGAGTAGCACCTTCTTTAACAGGAGCATACTCAATATACCCACCTACATATTCTTGCATTTCTTTAAGCGAAGGTTTTTTACCAAAACCTCTGCTACTTCCATCTTCTCCTATCGTTATCCATGCTTCTTTCGCATTTCCAATTTCATCTTCATTCATTTTTCATTCCTCCTACATATTTTCTTGTGTTTGCTTCTATTTCTTCAACTGCTTCTGCGAGAATCTTTTGAAAAGATTCCATGTGCATTAGACCGTATTCTTGATTCATGGCACATAGGTTCTCTATGTGCTTTGAAGCCTCAAGAAGGGCTTTAATTGTCTTTGACGATTTCCACATCACACTCACGCATCCCTATTCAGTAGCGCACAAACCGCTAATGCTTCTTGCTCGCTTTGAGTCAAAAAGTAATTGTAGTCATCCTTCTTGACATACCACAAATCACCGAAAACCTTTGAGTCTAACCACCACGCCTTAGTAATAGTCCACTTCATTGATTCACCACCACGATAACTAAACGCCAATTGTGACCGCATATTTTACAAGTATAGTCAATGTCCTCAACTGTGCTTGAACGAGTAATGACGGAATGTTCATAATACGATGTAGCGCATTCTGGGCAGTAAGCACCTGTGATAAATGTCATTCAATCATCTCCTTCCATGTTTCTCTTAGACCTAAGCCCTGCTCAAACGCTTTCATCAATTCAACATGACTCTCGCCATTTCTAATCATTTCATCCAATGTTGTTAGAACATCATTGAGTTTGGCATTCGTTTCTCGCAAAAGTTTATTCTCTTTACGGAATTGCTTGAGTTCTTCTTTGACAAGTAAGTGTATGGCTCTATCATTCATTCTTCTTCACCTCAAACGAACATACCAAATGGGTCATCGTTGTTATCATCTGAATCGGGGTCAATGTCATCTGAATCGCAAACCGAATCAAGATACTCTTGTGCTACATCATCATTAACGAATTCTCTTTGCTCAATT